AAGAATGCAGAAGTCTCTGGACTGTATCAGATACTACTAAATATAAATTGGTAGGAACTGATGCTAGTGGTTTGGAGTTACGTTGTCTTGCACATTATCTTAACGATACAAATTATACAGATGAGATATTGAATGGAGACATACATACAAAGAATATGGAGTTGGCTGGTATAAAAGATAGAGACCAAGCAAAAACATTTATCTATGCTTTTCTTTATGGTGCTGGTGCAGAAAAGATAGGTAAGATAGTAGGAGCTGGAAAGCAACAAGGTAACATTTTAATTAATAGGTTCTTGTCTAACTTACCTTCACTAAAAAGACTACGAAGTCAGGTAGAAAATGCTGGCTTCAAAGGAAGAATAAAAGCTATTGATGGTAGATACTTAAAAGTTCGCAGCCCACATTCAGCATTAAACACTTTACTACAAGGAGCTGGTGCTATTATTTGTAAGCATTGGTTACTACGTATTATTCACAGAGTATATAATAAAAAGTTAGATGTAAAACTTGTAGCCTCTGTGCATGATGAATACCAGTTTGAAGTGGCCAACAGAGATGTAGGAGAGTTTTGTAGTATTACAAAGATAGCTATAAAAGAAACGGAGAACTTATTAAAATTAAGATGTCCTTTAGATAACGATTACAAGGTAGGTACAACATGGGCAGAAACTCATTAGAGCCAAAGACAGAAGACAGAAAAAAGTTTGACATAGATTTACAATATGGTCAGGTAAGAGAAAAAATTGTGGCCGATATGCTACAAGATAAAAAGATAGAAGTAAAATCTGAAAGAGGTATGTGGTTAAAGACAGGTAACATAGCTATCGAATATGAAAGCTATGGAAAACCTAGTGGTATCAATGCCACTGATTCAGATTACTGGTTTCATAATTTATGTGTAGGAGATGAAGTGTTTGGCACATTAGTATTTGAAACTAAGATGTTAAAGAAAATTATTAATGCATCTATTAATTCTAATCAAGTTAGGAGTGTATCTGGTGGAGACCACAATGCATCTAAAATGTATTTAATAAATATACAGAATCTTTTTTCTCAAACTATAATTAAAAAAAGTGTTGACAGTAAATAATAAACTATGATATAATATAATTTTATTAACCAAAAAAGGAGAATACACGCATGAGTGTAATTAGTGGAACTGCTTATTGGGCTAGCATACAAAGCCCTAACACAAAGTTTGAACCTCACAGATGGAGTATAAATGTGGGTAACCTTGATGCTGAAAACAAAGCTATCGCAGAAAAAGATGGTTTAACTGTTAAAAATAAAGGTGACGAGAAAGGTGACTTTGTTACTATTGAAAGGAAAACTACAAAGAAAGTTCTTGAAAATCCAGATGAGCCTAATGGCCCAAAGATTACAGTGGATAATGATAAACCTGAAGTAGTTGATGCACAAAAAAAACCTATGAAAGACTTAGTTGCAAATGGTTCTAAAGTAAATGTTTTATATCAGCCGTATACTTGGAAGAATACTTTTGGAACAGGTAGGTCAGCAGACCTTAAAAAAGTTCAGGTTGTTGAGCTCATACCTTACAATAAAGAGGATGACTTTGATGTTGTCCCTGATGGTTATTCATCTGATAAATCAGGTGATGAAAAAATTCCTTTTGCCTCTTAATAAGGAATAGTGAGAGCTTTGTCTTACACACGCAGAGCTCTCACGAAACACTATGAAAAAAATAGATACATTAGTAGAAGACATATATAATTTATTCGAAAAAAAGAATGAGGCACTTACTGAAAAAGAAGTAGATAAATGTATAGACACATTCGCTAAAACTGTTAAGATACATGTAAAAGATTTCTTAAAACAAATGCCGCAAGATAAACCTAGGTTACGATTATCAACAATAGGTAGACCTGATAGGCAGTTGTGGTATGATTTTAAAAAGCCACATAATAAACCTTTAGCACCTAGCACTAGAATTAAATTTCTTTATGGCTACATATTAGAAGAGCTATTAATTATGATGGCTTCAATATCTGGCCATAAGGTAACACAACAACAAAAACAAGTTGTAGTAGAGGGAGTCAAAGGACATCAAGATTGTTTTATTGATGGAGTTTTAGTAGATTGTAAGAGTGCTTCTGGTAGAGGTTACAATAAGTTTAAAAATAATAACTTGTTAAAAGATGACCCATTTGGTTACATACCACAGATATCTGCATATGCCGAAGGAAATGGTGTAGAAGAGGCTGGGTTCTTAGTTATTAATAAATCTACAGGTGAGCTATGTTATACAAGAGTACATTCATTGGAGATGATAAATGCAAAAGATAGAATACGCAAGATTAAAAAAGTTGTTAAGTCAGATGTACCACCAGACAAATGTTATCAAGCAATTCCTGATGGAAAGTCTGGTAACTATAGGCTCGATACTGGTTGTGTTTATTGCAATTATAAGCATGATTGTTGGAGTGATGCTAATGATGGTAAGGGACTTCGTGTTTTTAAGTATTCGACTGGGCAAAGATATCTCACACACATTGAGAAAGAACCGAATGTAGAAGAAGTAAAGTGAAAGACGAACCTGATATAATACAGATAGAAAATATTTTTTATTCAGAACCACAGAGCTCTGAAAGAAAACTATTTTTGTCTGTAATACTTCAGGCATTATTAGATGTATCAAAGAATGTTATTACACCACAAGACAAAGTAAATAAATCTAGAGCAGAGTCTTGGTTTTTTACAAGTGTTGGAGTAACGTGTAGAAACTTTCATTCAGTTTGTCAAATGGCAGGAGTGCAACCAAATAAAGCTAGGTCATTTGCGTACAAGGTTATGAATGCAGACAATAAAGATTTTTTAAGAAAAAGAATAAGAAACGTTTTAAGAGGCGAAAATGACAAAGAAAAAAGATTTGACATATAAACAACATTTTGATACACTATATCAAGATATGATAAATTATGAGGAGCAAGCAAACATGGGTATGATGGATGAAGCTATTAAAGACACTGTAAAAGAAAAAGGTTTTACAAAAACAAATTTAAAGAAACAAGCAATGAGAGCTACATTAAAACAAATAGGTGGTAATCATTATAAAGATTGTAAGATACAACCTATAGAATATATTGAAGCTAATAACTTAACTTATTCTGAAGGTAATGTAATTAAATATATTACAAGAAGTAGAAGAAAAGGTGGAAAAAATGATATATTAAAAGCAATACATTATTGTGAAATGATTTTAGAAAGGGATTACAAGGATGAATAACTATTTACCAACCGAATATCAAAGTTTTATACATCTGTCTAGATATTCTAGATGGTTGCCTGATGAGAGAAGAAGAGAGACATGGATTGAAACAGTAT